CACCAATGTCAAAGAAGGCGCGGACGGATAGCAGAGGATCAGCGACAAGCCGCACAATGCGGTTTTCAGCTTTTGCCTGAGCAAGCTGGCGGGCATAATAGGCGCCCTCCAATGCCTTGGCGTATTCACCTTCCCAGATGTGTCCGTATCGGTCTGGGTAGAGCTTTAAATCGGTTAGACGCTCTTGCTCCAGCACCTCATTGAACCACGGGTTGTCGCGCCAGTTGGCCGTCACAACCACTGAATCAGGCGGGGTCTTAGCGACCAGAAAATCATCTATGGCGTCAGACTTGCGGCGCGGGTTCCAAGATGCCCATATCTGTGAGCCTTTGGCACGAATTGTGGGCCGCAGGAGTGTCAGACTGCGATGCGAGAGCGCCTGGGCTTCCTCAATCCACGCACGATTGAAGCCCTCCAGAGATTTGATGCTCTCCGAGGTGTGGTCCTGCATGCCCTGGAAGATGATTACGCCATCGCCGGGCGTCCGTATTTCCTTCTCGTAGACCTTGAAGCCATCAGGCTCGCCCAGGCCCATCTGCTTTAGCTTGGCTTCCAGAAGGCGCTTGGAGCTGTCCTTGAGGGACTTCTGCACTTCACGAATGCAGACGGCCAATGTGCCGGGCTCGGCGTAACAGTCTTCCAGGAGAAGCTCGGCAAAGAAATGGCTCTTGCCAGATCCTCGGCCGCCCTTGGCGCCCTTATACCTCTTCGGTTGAAGAAGCGGCTTGAATGCTCGCGGCGTCTCTATCCGCAGTGTCAATAATCACCCTCTCGATGCGCTGGCGGATTGGTGCTGCTTCGTCATCGCCGGCAATCGGCTGCGTGGCCTTGCCGTCCAGCCTGTCCGCGATCTCGCGGATTGCAGGCACATCACCATCAGCGGCCTTATCGACCAGCGCCTCGGCAATGCGGGCTAATTTGGTCTTGTCGCCGTCGGCTCGATTGATCGCCAGATTGAGCGCGTCGCGGAAAACCTTGGTCTTTGGCTTGCCGCCAGGATTGCCGCTTACGCCGGGTTCGAAGGCCATTGAACTGAACTGCTAACCTTTTGATGTGAAATGGGTCCAGAGTCGAACTGGCAGAGCGCGGGCCATAGCTTTCGCATAGCCATACCAAGGCATGTGGGATTCGAACCCGAGGCAGCCGCGCACCGGCAACCGGCCGGCCCAATTTACTTCCCTCTCTGCGCTGGCTTCTAGTTGATCGGCCGCTTCTGTAAGTGCGTGGCGAATGTCTGCCAGATTGTGGGCTAATGTCCGAAGGTGCCGGATGAGATCGGCGTTCAAACCGCCAGGCAATAGCCTTCGCCCCTCAGGGTTTTGATCTTACCCTCGTATTTCGTGCCCTTGAGCTTCCTGCGTATCCAGACCATTTGAACGTCTATGACCTTCGTGAGCGTGTCTGAGCCGCCTTGGTGACAGGCATCGAATAGCGCGTCACGGGTTACGACGCGCCCCCTGCGAGATAGGAGGAGATCGAACATCTTGGCCCGGCTTGAACTGAGCCCTAATGCATGGCCCTCACTGGCTACATCCGCAGCCATCCAGGCACGGCATTTGACCAGGATCTCGTCCAAGGCAACGAAGTTGCCGGCTCTTACAGATTCTGAAAGCCTTTCTACTTCCTGGTAGGCGTTCATTTAACAACTCCCTCAAGTTGTTGGGTAAATCGCTGCGCGAGGCTTAGTAACCAGCGTTCTTGCGGAGACTGTAAAAATCCCCTGAGGCTGCTACGCCAACGCAGGCTTGATTGGGGCCGGAATCATCAGTGCCCTTAACTTCATCCCGCATCTGCTTGGCGCGAAGCTCGACCTGGAAAAGCGCGTCACTGGCTTCAACCATGTCCTGCCAGGTTTTTGCCGAGCCGATCATGCGGACAAGTTGGCGGGTGATGCGCCATTCATCCGGCGGGTAATCTTTGTTGTACGGATTCATCTTCCCCTCACTTCCAAGCCGCGTTAGCGGCGGCTATTAAAAACTATTGCTGGCGGACTTGAACCGCTTCGGCTCGGGGTTATTCGCGCTTCGCCCTTCGCTTACCCGCTGGTGAACAGCTAGCATTTCCGATGCTTTACGATCAGCATCGCAGCAATTCATGAGTTCCTCGGCAAATCAGTCTCGAAACTATGTCCCCGATTTACCCACTCAACAGCCCGTTCCTCTGCCTCTGGTATTTTGTCGAAGTCGCGCGGGACCAAATTGACAATCTGCTGTGCTTCGGATGAGTGAACAGGCGTGTGTTTGCCTGCGCGGGTTTGGCGCATTGTCGTGGACCGATTTGTAGGAGCCGCGACCTGCGGTCGCTTGGTAGGAAGTATCTGCCCCGGGATTGTCCCGACCTCTCCGGTGATCAACCCGGTAAGACCGTATTTGGACCGGAGCTAAAGCGGGCGCCTTCCTAGGTACGATCCGCTGTAGCAAGCCTGATGCGAAACCGCAGCGCAGGAACGGGATGAAATGTGGCGCGCTCTCGGCGCAGATCATCACACTAGTCATCTTGGTGGCACGAAATTAATTTTGCTTCAAGCTGATTTAGCAGCTCGGCCCAAAACTGTTTTACGCGCGGCCTATACTTCTCCCGCATGTAACGCGCCCGGCAAGAACGGCAATAGCGTCCTGTCGTGTCACGCGGGCCGCAGCAACCGGAGCAGTATCGGACGCGCTCAGACTGTTGCACGTGAAACCCCTTCTGCCTTGTGCTCTGCGGCGTGGCAGCGAACGCACAGCCAGATCACATAACGGGGCCTGGAATAGTCCGGATGATGCATGTGGAGGTCTAGGGTGGTGCCGCACCGCTCGCATGGTTTGCGCTTGATCTTGCCTTTATCCAGCGCCTGCATTGCTAACCGTCTGGCGCGATTCTTAAATTCTTGCTCCGGGGTCTCGGCCTTTCGGCACTTATGGCACCATGGCCAGTCGATCGTGCTCATAGCCTTCGGCGTGAATACCTTCTTGCAGCTTCGGCAGGTAAGTGGGGCGTAGCGGCGCGTGGCGTGCCGGAAAACGCGCACGGCGGCAGCCTGTGGAAACCCGAGGGCTTTGATGCGTTCCAGCAAATCTGCGTCTTCTTCCTCGGGGTCGGCATCCTTCAAAATTCTGGCGGCATCCCTTACGGCCAACATGCCAGCGGGGCTCCGTAGGAACGCGAGATACTCCCTTGGCGTCATTTGCCGGCCTTCTTGAAAGCTAGGGGGATTGCCTCGATCAACGCGTCCAGGCTCTCGCGGAAGCGCGCAAGCGTTGTGGCGCGGTATGCCGGGGTGATGTCGGTAATCGTGTCGGCAATGGGGTAATTCTCGCCACAGATCCGCCGCAGGATCATCCAGTCACGGGTGCCTAACTCTGCCTCGAGGGCGCGCATGAAATTCTTAACGTCAATCTGGTGGTCAACAAATGAGCCGGGGCAACCAACAACCCGCACCGAGTTGTAATCCGAGCCATTGGCCCAATTGCCTGCGTTGGCGACTTTCCAGCCCTCGGTGAAGCGGTCCCCGGCCTGATAGCGGTCTAGCGCCCTCTCGGCCTCGGCCTTCGTGGCTTCCTGATCGGTGCAGCGTTCGCGGTCCATGAGCTTGCCGGCACGGTGCGCCCGTTCAAAGACTGACAGGTTCTCCCAGCCCTCTTTGTGACCCACCCGGCGCCCAAGGGCATGGGTATCCTTGACCAAGGCTGGGGCATCGATCATTCGGGCGGAAGTGTCTTGTTGTTCTGTGGGTTTCATGGGGTAGGAGCCGCTCCCTTTCGGTCGCTTGAAGAAAGATGGTTCATGATTGCCCTCCCGATGATTTCCGGGATTTGCGGGACGACGGCGTTGCCGAGAGCTCGCAAACGGTCCACGCGGTTGGGAACCCCATCAGCCACTCGACCCACGTTGGGTTCAGCTTCCCACCCATGCCGCCTTCCGGCGAAACTTGCGTACAAAGCCGTAGAGATTGGCCCTTGGCCAACCTGTCCGCCTGACTTTGATTGTTCCATTTTGTGGCGTCGCTGGCCGTAGGTGTTCGCCACAGCTTTACCGCTGCTGCAAGCGGCATCCCGCCCAGCGCGTATTTGTTCGTCCTGTCGCTGGCACTGTCGCATGTCGGGGTAGGCCACAATCCATATCCTGTCGCGTTCATGCGGTGCACCAATGGCGCCAGCTGGTATGCAGTGCCATTCCGCGTCATACCCGAGCGCGGCCAGGTCCCCAAGAACTCGCTCAAGCCCCCGGTTAACGAGAGCTGCGACGTTTTCCACGATGACGAAGCGTGGTCGTATTTCGCCAACAATTCTGGCGTATTCAGACCATAGGCCCGAGCGTGGGCCAGTGATGCCAAGCCCGTCGCCGGCAACGCTGATATCTTGGCAGGGGAAGCCGCCACAGATGACATCGGGAACAATTCCGTCTGCGTTAAGGCGGTCAGCGGTGAGGGTTCGCACGTCGTCATAACAGGGGACATTGGGCCAGTGCTTTCGCAGGACGGCCCGGGCGTATGGTTCGATCTCGCAGAATGCGACTGTTCGCATCCCGGCTCTTTCGAGTCCGAGGCTGAAACCGCCGATGCCGCTGAAAAGGTCGAGGACATTCATTTCCCTTCTTCCAAGCGGCGAAGCCGCGGCTCTCCTAATTCTCTCTCTGTCATGTTAGGGAGCCGCTCCCGTTGGTCGCTTGGGGTGCTGAACGGTTTGTCCACTTCTCCGCCGCCGCCGCGTGACCACTCTCCCGCA